CGGTGGTGGCGGTGGTGGTTGCTTTATCACAACAGCTGCTGTTGACTACTTGAATGAAAAAGATGAAGGTGAAACACTGAGTGTTCTTCGAAAGTTTCGAGACGAATACATGATGAGTGATCCGAAACTTGTTTCAGATATCAAATGGTATTATGATAATTCTCCAACAATTGTTGATAATCTCAATGATCGAGAAGACGCACGAAAAGTATATACACGTATCTATCATCAATATCTCCGACCTGCAGTAAGTGCAATTAAAAATGGAGATGAAAAGAAGGCATATTCTTTGTACAAGAGAGTGATTGAATATGCTGCTGATATGGCTGGTGTTAAAGAAAAAAGCTTTGAGAAACAGACTGAGAAAAAAAGTCTAGGTACTCGTCGCAAATAAGCTACAATATGAATACCAAAATCTGTGGTGGGCAGATTGGTACTCAATAACACCCACCATCATTGGCTACCTGACTCCCCGATGTGTCGGCTACAGCGCAGCCCCAACTTAAAAGGCATACATGTCTACTATTGCAACAGAACCAAGTTCGCAGAAAACTGCAGTTCAACCTTTCGGTAAGCGTAACGCAAACCGTGAACGGATTAATCAAGATGAGGAAGAGCTGAAAGCACTGCTCACTCAGAATAAAGAAGAATCAGATCCGTCTATTAAACCTGATGATGGTGATGAAAATCTGTCACCTGAAGAGAAGAGTTTTAAAAAGCGTTATGGCGATCTTCGCCGTCATTCGCAACAACAGGCAGCAACTCTGCAGAAACAAATTGATGAGCTGAAAGAACAACTCACTCAGTCTACTCAGCAACAGATCAAACTTCCAACAAGTGAAGAAGATCTGGCTACTTGGGCAAAGACATACCCTGATGTTGCAAAGATTGTTGAGACTATTGCAATCAAGAAAGCCAAAGAACAAGCTGCTGTGTTGGAAGAGCGGTTTAAAGCTTTAGATGAAAAAGAAAAGATGACGGCTCGTGAGTCTGCAGAGTTTGAATTGTTGAAGATTCATCCTGACTTTGACAAGATTCGAGACACCGACGACTTCCATGATTGGGCTGAAGAGCAACCTAAGTGGGTGCAACAAGCTCTGTATGAGAATGACACTGACGCTCGTGCCGCTGCTCGTGCCATTGATCTGTACAAAATTGATCGTGGCATTGGTAAGAAAGCTACCAAGAAAGACGACAGCGCTGCACACAGTGTTGGTGCTCGTAGTGGTAAGTCTGCACCGTCTGGTGAAAGCAACGATGGTGTCATCTATGAGTCGCAAGTGGCTAAGATGTCTAGTCGTGAATATGAAGCTAGCGTAGAAGCAATTCAGAAAGCTATGCAGACTGGAAAGTTTGTTTACGATTTGTCAGGCAATGCCCGATAAATATTGACACGGGCTAAAAAAGTCTGGTATAACTTTTAATAGGACGAAGAGGGTAGCTCCCCTGACTGTGCTAACTCACAGCCTAGTCCTTTGTTGAACCTAGTTAGGGGTTGTTATGAATGATGTTGTTAAGACTTGTCGCGTGTGTGGCGAGACTAAATTATTGAGTGAGTTTTATGGTACACGTAATGACTGTAAAGTCTGTACTAGAAAAACAACAGCTCGTAATAGAATAGGATATGTTCCTCTGCATGAGCGAGATGTTACTTCAAGACTGAAGAACCTTCGAACAAAAGCAAAGCTTAGAACTAAAAATTTTAATCTTATAGATCAGGATCTTATTGATTTATGGGATAAACAAAATGGTCAATGTGCTTATACAAAACTGCCGCTGCTTGCAACAGCCAACCAGTTTAATACAATAAGTCTTGACAGAGTGGATAGCAGTAAAGGGTATGTTGTTGGTAACGTTCAACTTGTCTGTGCTGCTATCAATAAGATGAAGCAAGAGTATACAGAAGATCTGTTCATACTGTTGAGTCATTTTGTAGCGCAAAACAATAAACTGTCAGAAGTACCTGAAGTTTTGTTAGCCCGTTATTTTCCATTGGGCACTTTGGAAGAATAATGTACCTAGCGAAGTCAGCCTCTGTAGTGGTGTTAGCGTATTTAACTATATGCCAATATATCTATAGGAGATTTAAAAATGGCTTTTCCTTCCGCATCCGGTCACGGCTCACTTCCAAATGGTAATTTTTCGCCCGTAATCTATTCCAAGCAAGTACAGCTTGCTTTCCGTAAATCGTCTACCGTTGAAGACATCACTAACAATGACTACTTCGGTGAAATCGCCAACATGGGCGACAGCGTCAAGATCATCAAAGAACCTGAAGTGTCGGTGCAGGGTTATTCCCGTGGTACTCAGATCACTGCTCAAGACCTGAACGACGAAGACTTCACCTTGGTTGTTGACCAAGCGAACTACTTTGCCTTCAAGATTGACGACATCGAAGCCGCTCACTCTCATGTAAATTTCATGCAAATGGCTTCTGACCGCGCTGCTTATCGCCTGCGTGACCAGTATGACCAAGACGTTCTCGGCTATCTGTCGGGTTACACTCAGTCTGCCAAGCACTCTAGCCCTGACACTGCTCGTACCACTATCCCCGGTACCAAGGCTGTGTCCGCTGCCGGTGCTGACGAACTGTTGGCTTCGATGAAGTTGAAGAAAGGTAGCTTCGGTAACATCACTACCTCTTCGGCTGGTGATCACTCCATCCCTGTGGCTCCTCGCCTGCCCGGTGCTACTTCGGTTCCTACCGCTACTGCCTCGCCTTTGCAAGTGATTGCTCGCATGGGTCGTCTGCTGGATCAACAATTCGTTGACTCGCAAGGTCGTTGGTTGGTGGTCGATCCAGTGTTCATCGAAATGCTGAAGGACGAAGACAGCCGCCTGTTGAATGGTGACTTCGGTGGTTCCGGTCTGCAAAACGGTCTGGTGATCAACAACCTGCACGGTTTCCGTGTGTATGTGTCTAACAATCTGCCTAAGATTGGTGGCGGCGCTGGCACTAGCGGTACTGCTAACCAGAACACCGACTTCGGCGTGATCGTTGGTGGTCATGACTCCGCTGTGGCAACTGCTCAGCAGATCAACAAGACCGAAACATATCGTGACCCCGACAGCTTTGCTGACGTCGTGCGCGGTATGCACCTGTATGGTCGTAAGATCCTCCGCCCCGAAGGCATCGTTACTGCGAAGTACAACGCTGCTTGATGAAATAGGGGAGGCTCAAAAGGCTTCCCCGTTTCTACATTTTTAAAAGGAAATATTAAATGTCTACTGTTACTACTCTGGCTGCTGGCTACACTGCTGGTCGTACCGCTGGTTCCGTTCCCTACTTGGTTGATGTGAATATCGACTTCGCTGCTGCCGCTGCTGCTAAAGGCAGTGATTTGGCTGCTGCCGACATCATCCAATGTATCAACGTTCCTGCTAATACCCTCATCCTGAATGCTGGTATCGAAGTCATCACCGTCACTGGTGGTGAGTCTTCTGACACCACTTACGACTTGGGCGTGACCGGTGTTGAAGCTGATAACTTCGTTGACGGCTTTGATGGTGATGCTGCTACTGCTGGTGCCTACGCACAGAACGCTGCTGCTTATCAGCCTCTCGTGAACGCAACCGCCGACACTATCGACTTGCTCATCGCAACCGCTACCACCGCACCTACCTCTGGTGTGTTCCGTGTGTGGGCTGTGCTGATGGATATCGATGGTCGTATCGGTGCCGCTTCGGTTGACCGCGAACAACTGGCCTAATCTCCAGTGAAATAAAAGGGGAGGGTCTTACTCAAGGCTCTCCCTTTTGTTGTTTATACATACAGGAAATATCATGTCCATTACCTCTGCCGTCTGCACTAGCTTCAAAAAAGAACTGTTGGAGCGTAAGCACGACTTCAACGCCACTAGCGGTCATACGTTTAAAATTGCTTTGTATACATCGTCGGCCTCACTTGATGCTTCTACCACCGATTATTCAACCACTAACGAAGTGACGGGTACTGGTTACACTGCCGGTGGTGCTACTTTGACTAACATTGATCCGACATCTAGCGGCACTACTGCCTTCATTGACTTTGCTGATGCTACTTGGCCTAACGCTACAATCACCGCTGCAGGCGCTTTGATTTACAACACAACCACTGACGGTGGTACTGGTACAACCGATGCTGTTGCTGTCATTTCATTTGGTGGTGATAAAACATCTACTAATGGTGACTTTGTTGTACAGTTCCCAGCAGCTGACGCTTCTAACGCTATTGTTCGTCTTGCTTAATAGATAGGCATAGATGTCTACAACAGTTCGTTCTGGCGCTATATATGGCATCGGCACCTATGGTGCTGTGCGCTATGGTGTCAGTAGCGTTGCATATACACTAGATGGTGTACAGGCTACTGTTACATCCGATAGTGGTGTGATCATTACTGGTGATGCCAATCATGTCGTTGTCAGTCTTGTCAGTCCCGCTGTTGTAGGCTCAGTTGGTGTTGTCGGTGTTGCTGTCACTAGCGTTGTTGGTGTTCAAGCCACCGCCTATGTTGGTGACAATGTAACATTTAGCTTAGGTTGCACAACCAATATAACTGGTCTGTCTACTACATCCTCGATTGGTTCTGTTGTTGTAACAGCCGGTGCTGATGTAGCAATGAGGCTTGCTGGTTGGCCCGATGAGTCATGGACTTCGATTTCGTTTGAGCCGGTAACACGAGAAGCGCCATTTACTTATTGGTATAATGCTTATGTTGGTCCTTCAAGCATGCCAAACGGCGGCCTTGGATATTTACCAACGAATCAAAGCAGCTCTGTTACAACCGGCGCTGATTATATCGGCTCTATTCCACCTTCTCCTGATATCGGAGAACACATCTACTTCCACAAACGAAGTAGTGTTGGTGGTCCTGTCATTGCTACATATGACTTGGGTGTAGTTGTTGGGTTCCCTTATGACTACAGTTACATGTCGAGGTATAGTAGTGTTACCACTACAACGCCTTCTGTATATTTGCCACCAAACTCTGGTGGTTCGTATCCTGTAGCTATCGGTACTGTCAATAACAAGAGTGTCGGTGTCGTTGTTGTTCCTGATAACACAATCTATCAGAATGCTGTTGATGCTTCTGCTTGGAGTGATTGGGTAAACACTACAATTTCTATTGGTGATCCTCTATACCTGACAGCCGGTGGTGTTCGTAGATATTACGGTGTGGTGACGGCTAAGCCGCTAATCACTGGTATGTCTAGCTCTCCTCAGTATGGGATAACAGTATCCAACCCAGACGCTTATGTTTCAGTATTGGATACTGCAGCGTTGTTTGAAACAACCGACAGTGGTTATGCTCTTGGTGAAGTTGGTGAAATCTCTATTGTTGGTGATTCCAACACTGACACTATTGGTTCTGACGCAACGTTCAGTGTTGGACAAGTTGATGTTCGTTCTATCAACCGCATACCTGTAGATGGTGTTGCTGTTACACTATCTATTGGTAATGTAACAACTATTGCAGCTGCTAACATTGCTCTTGTTACAAGTGCTATCAGTGTTACGTTAGGTGATGTTGTTGTAAAAGCCGGTGCTACTATAGAAATTGGTAGCGTATATACTTCTAGTTATATTGGTGACGTTGTTGTTGCCAATAACGCTCGACCAACATTTGATGGTGTTACTGCCACTGCGTATGTCGGCAATGTTGCTATAACTACTGTAGTATTCAATTACAATGCAATTGCTCATCTGTATGACAGACGAAGAGTGGCGTATGTAGATAGACGAAGTAGCAGTAGTGATAGAACAATAGCTGTTGCTGCTCACAACCGTACGGTATATGTCGATAAAGTATCTGCTCCATCAACACGTTCTGTTTATGTGTCGATGGTTGACAGAAAAATGTACACGTATAGAAAGCCAAGCTCATCTGATCGATCAGTGATGGTTGCTTAAATAGTATAAGAGGAAGTATATGTCATTTAAATGGCCTTCAAAAGATAAAGATGAAACGCTTGACTATAGTGTTGATTGGTCCAGATTCCTAGATGGTGCAACTATTAGTTCCGTCACATGGTATGTTGACGATGCTGATGGTATCGCCACTATTATTAGTGCAGGCTCTGTTGTCAACGGTATTCAGAATGTTGCACAGACTATTAGTGGTGGTGTAGCCACTATCAACCTTGGTCTTGGGACCAACAACTATGACTATAAGTTTACGTGCCGCATATCGGACAGCACAGGTAATGTTGCTGAGCGAGTTATTCGACTAAAGATTAAGGAACAATGATATGGCGTATGACTACATCGGCCTTGTTAATGAAGTGAATCGACGACTCAATGAAGTTGAACTTACGTCCGTGAACTTTGATAATGCCTCTGGTTTCTATTCACAGATCAAAGACTCTGTTAATTCCGCACTGCGTGATTTGTATGATGCTGGTCAAGACTGGCCTTTCAATCATGTCATTGCTGAAGATACATTGTCTGTTGGTGAAACTCGTTATGCTTTTCCGTCTGATGCTTCTACTATTGACTTTGATACATTTCGTATTAAGGCTGATGCGACATTGGGTAATGAAACAACGAAGCTTGCGATTATGCAATATGAAGATTATCTTCAGACTGCGGTAGATCAAGAATATTCGAACGACACTTCAAAGCTTTCTGTTCCAAACAGTGTAGTACATGCTCCTAGTCTGGAATGGCTTGTTGTTCCTCCGCCAGATCAAGAGTATGAAGTTGTATACGAATACTACCGAGCTCCTGTAGATCTTCTAAACTCTACAGATGTTCCTGCTGTACCAGAACGATTCAGGCATGTTGTCATTGATGGTGCTATGTATCACGCATATATGTTCCGCAGCAACGAACAGGCAGCTAATCTGGCGAAGAATAAGTTTGAAGAAGGTATCAAGCGTATGCGTACTATGCTTGTTAATCGCGTTAGTTACGTGCGCTCTACCGTCATTAATCGAGGCTCGTTCTCTGCGTTTGGTGAGAGGGTTAAGTAATGGCTGATGGATGGCAAACATATCCCTTTGAGTTTCGAGGAGGTCTTGTTTCGAACCTGTCACCTCTACAGCATGGAACTCAATTGCCCGGAAGCGCTAGGCTTCTAAAGAACTTTGAACCGTCTGTTGATGGTGGATATCGTCGCATTGAAGGTTTTGATAAATACTCAAGCTCTTTTGTTCCAGCTTATGGTGAGCCTGTTGTGCAGGGTAGTGGTCAGACAGGGACAACACTGGTTGTTTCAAACTTGTTCACTGCTCCGGTAGACGGTGATACGTTCACTATTGCTGGTGTAACTGGTACATACACGGTTGCTTCTGCCGGTGTTAGCTATAACAGCACATATAAACAAGCAACATTAACCTTAACCTCGTCATTGGCTTCTAGCCCTGCCGATAAAGCAGTCATTACTTTTACCAGCCATCAAGGACTCATCAAGGGTGTTGTTGCTTGGAACGAAACGGTATTGGCTTACAGAAACGGCGATATCTATTTCACTACTGGCAACTCTTACACTAAGATAAGTAAGCCTACCTACGGAACCGTTTTGGTTAATGGTGGTTCTCAGACGGGTACAACACTGGCTATTGACGGCCTTACAAGTGTTCCGCAGATTGGTGATACCTTTGTGGTTGCCGGTATTGAGAAGGTTTATACGGTATTGGCTGTACCAACCGTTACGTCCACAGCAGCATCTATTTCAATCTATCCTGCTTTAGCGTCTAGCCCTGCTGATAACGCTGCTATCACTTGGAAATCTGTTAGTCGTTCTAATGGTGGCGTGATGCGAACTACAAAATATCGCATTGCTGGTGTTGATAAAGTAATGGGTGTTGATGGATACAACTTTCCGTTCACATGGGACGGTACAACATTCACTGTACTTTCTTCTGCTCCATCTGATGTGGTTGGTGCTGAGTTTGTTGTCCACCACAAAAATCAGGTGTTCTTTGCTAAAGGCGAAACCGTAGTGTTCACCTCACCATACACTGACTCAGACTTTTCAGCCGCCAATGGTTCTGGTGTTATTAATGTTGGTGGTGCCATTACCGGAATGATCGTGTTTCGTGAGGCACTCATCATCTTCACTGAAAAAACAATCAGTCAGATAACAGGCAATACGTTGCAAGACTTTGTACTGCAGCCTATTACACGCAATGTTGGTTGTGTTGCCCCCGATACCATTGAAGAAATTGGTGGTGATGTCATCTTCCTTGGTCCTGATGGTTTGCGTTTGCTAAGCGCTACAGATCGAGTTGGTGACTTCAACTTGGGTGTGGTGTCAAAGACTATTCAAGATGAGATGACTTCTTTGATTGCATCCAGTTCGTCTTTCTCAAGCTGTGTCATTAAACAAAAGAGTCAGTACCGCATCTTTGGATATAACAGTAGCGTTACATCATCGAACGCAAAGGGTGTTATTGGTACACAAACTGTTGGTAATGATACTGGTACCATGTCTTGGGCGGAAACTGTTGGTATCAAAGCCTACGTGTGCGACAGCGACTACTCCAATCAGACAGAGACATTGGTGTTTGCTCACTCCGATGGTTATGTTTATCAAATGGAGAGCGGTAATAGTTTTGATGGTAGTAACATCATTGCTTCATTTGCTACCCCTTTTGTTTACATTAATGATCCTCGTGTGCGTAAAACATTTTATAAGATGGTGCTCTATACCGATCCTCAGGGTGGTGTTACAACGTCTGTTAATTTGAAGCTTGACTTTGACAACACTGGCTCTATTCAGCCTGCCACCATCAACTTGTCCAATGAGACAGGCACTGTAGGTTTCTATGGTAACAGTGGTGCTAAGTATGGCACTACAGTTTATGGTAGCAAGTTGATGAAACAGTTTGAGACACAACTGATTGGTTCAGGCTTTAGTGTTTCGATTCAGTTTGTCTCTGATAGTCAAAACCCACCGTTCTCTCTTGATGCTGCAACGATTGAATATAGTACACACGATAGACGCTAATGCGTTATAACTAACTAGCTAAGGAAAACATATGACAGGCTACGTACGTACAGACACGACCAACAACATCGCAGACGGGAATATTATTTCAGCCGCAGACCTCGACAACGAGTTCGATGGTATTCAATCGGCGTTCAATAGCTCCACTGGTCACAACCATGACGGTACCACTGGTGAAGGCGCTCCTATTCTTGTGTTGGGTCCGACACAGGACGTAGTGGTTGGTGCCACCACTGTCACACCAAAGACAACTAACACTGTTGACATCGGCTCTAGCTCTCTGAAGTTTAAAGACTTGTTCTTGGCAGGCAATGCTAGCATTGGTGGTACATTGGCTGTTACAGGTGTAGCCACCCTGACCGCACAACCAATCTTGTCTTCGTTGACAGCCAGCCGCGCTGTGTTCACCGATAGTTCTAAAGGGCTTGTGAGCAACGCCATCACTGGTACCGGTAATGTTGTGATGTCGGCAAGCCCTACGTTGACAGGCACGATTAACGCTGAAGCGCTGACAACCTCGTCAACTGTGACACTGAACGCTGGTACTGCTAACGGAGTTGCTTACCTGAACGGTTCTAAAGCACTTACCACTGGTACTGCGCTGACGTTTGATGGGACGAGGTTGACGGCTACCTACGCTGCAAATTATGTTGCGCGT